ATCGTTTTGAATTTTGACAAGGGCACATAAATGGATAAACACGAATTTACAGCACTTTACGAACAATGGTTTGCCCTGCATCCGTTCAAAAAACGGGACTGGCCCGAGCTGGGTAAGGTTCACTACCAAGCATTCTCGAGAGAGAGCGTGGCGCTGATGACTGAGGCATTAGGTCAACTGACCGAGGAGATAGATAATTTCCCATCCCCTAAACAGATCCGCGCCAAGCTCAGTCAGCTATCCAGTGGTAAGACTGAAGGCGGAGAAGGGAAGACAAACGTAACCTCGCAGAACGAGAGTCTAGCTACTCGGTTTTGTGAGCATTTGCATGGGATAAAGTATGACGGTAAGACCGTGAAGCGTCCCGACAATATACCGAATTGGGTGGTTAACTTGGTGGAGGAGGTGAACTCACGCCTGCCCGATGACTGCCCAATGAATGTGAGACTTGCTAGAGTCGGTCTGGCAGTCGCCAAGGGTGAGCGATGAACGAGGCCGTCAAGAAATTTCTTGAAGAGGGCGGGAAGATCCAGCAGCTCGATTATGGGGTCAAACGAGACATTAACCTCTGCATGAACTGCAAAGGGTATTTCCCGATGGAGGAGCTAAGCAAGGGGGTCACTAGACGATGCAAGAAGTGTGTGGAGAAGCAGACGGAATTCAGGACACGCCGGTAGATATTTTCTACGAGGCCATTCTGTGCCAGCAAAGGCTCAAAGAGAGATATATCACAGAAGTCCTCTCTGGCGTGATAGCGCCTTTCAGCGAAGAGACTAAGCGTCAGATCTACGAATGGCAGCGAGAGGGTAAAACAACCCGGTGGATGGCTGACCAATTGGGTGTTACGAGACACAAGGTGATGCTTTTGACGAAGCGGACATCTTGGCCTACTCCAACTAACCTTTCTTGATGCGTCGGATTTACGAGACGCAAAAGGATAGGGATGGTGAACAAAGACTTGCTCACCGAGTAGCTAGCGCATGGGGACTAGAGGCAAGAGCCAACCCAAAGATGTATCCGATAGACTACACCTTCGTCTCAGGGAGTCAGGTTCGTGGGTTTGGCGAGATAAAGATACGCACCCACCCTTACGGCAGGTTTCAGACTTACATCCTAAGCGCTCACAAAGCAAGTGATGCAAGGAACCTTGCAGATACCACCGGGAAGAAGGTGTTGTTGATTGTTCAGTGGTCTTGCGGATCTATTGGTACGCTAGACCTTTCTGAACCGCCAGACTCCGTGGGATGGGGAGGCAGGGCTGATAGAGCAGACAGCCAAGATATGGAACCCGTCTGCCACTACCGCATCGAGAGATTTACTCTTCGCTAATTTTCGTACCGTCTGATTCCGGCTCTTCCGTCATCTCGGCCTTGATTTGTTGAGCGTGGAACATAATTAAATGCTCCAACTCCTGAAGCTCGATCTTCAGCTGGATCAGTCTTTCTCTCTGACTAAATATGCGGTTAGCAAGCAACTTGCCACTCTCGCTAAGAGCTTCTTCCGTGTATTCGATTCCATCAATAGTTATCATTTGATTCCTTGCAGTAAAAGTTAAGGCCCGAAAGCCCTTATGACCAAGTAAAGAATTCCCAAGGCCAACCCACCGCCAATTATAGCAGTAGTTCCACCAACTAAAACCTTGTGAATCAAAGCCTCTCGCTCTTTCTTCTTTCTTGCGACCATAGCCATGTGCGCCTGCCTACGTTGCTCTTGTTCTGCCTTGGCTTTTTTGAAGTCATCCAACAACTTGGGATCTGCCACCAAAAGAAGGTCGTTGACCGACTGCCAGTGTCGCTCGTACTGCCTTCTAAGCATCTGGATTTGCAAGATGTCGTTTTGACTCAGCGGTTTGAATGTCGATGATTTACGATCAAGCTCAAACTGATTCAGAGCTTCACCAAAGTCTGAAATCAGGCCCATAGCCTGCTGCACACCAGATCCCGTCTCGTTGACTTGACTAATCACCGAGTTGATCTGCTGTAAAATCATCCCCGCAGCGGCAACGGACTCAATAACCATCAGATATTACTGACAACCACAGTCACAATGCCGGTGACGGCAGACGCAACAACCAGCCACGCCAACTTCTCCCATCGCGCAGCGTGAGCGTCAGTGGCCTTGCGAAGCTCTCGAAGCTCCACCACACACTCCCCCCACCGCTCTGCACATTCCTGTTCGTGCTTGGCGATGCGCTCTAGGGCTTGCTCCGCTCTATCCGTCACCACGGCACACCATCAGCAGTAGTGGGGTTCTTCTGCTCGTTGATGTTAGCAGTGAGGGCGGCCTCAATAGCATCTTGATCTACTTCTGCTTGAACCCAGCCAATCACATCGGCTTCCGTCAGGTCTGCGTAGGCAATGTAGTCAGCAGAGGAGGGGTCTGGGGTAAACCCACAGGTTCCATAAGATGAAGCGGTGTAGGTGTTCTCCCCCACAGTTTCTTCTTCAGTCACCCGCCAGTGGGCTACGATTACCCCTTGGTCTGAGTCAGTGTTTCGTTCAAGTGTTGCAATAGTCCATGTAGCCATTTGTTATTCTCCCTTGGGATATAATGCTTTGACAGCAAGACAGTCAGCTTTGTATTTTTCTATTGCCGCCGTGTCATCTTTGACGATTGCGTCGAGATAATCCTCAATCGGCGGGTATGCGCTACGTCTTTGTGCAACGTAATCTGCGTTGTATCTCGCCAAAAATTCTGTTGCAGTCAAGAAGCCTTCAAGGTGTTGAGTGTTGCCTTCTTCGTCTGTCATTTCTTTGGTCAAGTCGAAGTCTTCAGGCACAACGTATTCAACGCAACTGTCACTCACGATGTCTGGGTTGGGCTTTTTGCTGACAAGAACAACCCTGTTCTCGGACTGATTTATATATAGGTATCTCATTTATATCTCCGTCCATGATGACCATGAATCTTGGTAGCGGTAACGCATAAAAATCCTATTTACATTGTACCCGATGGCAAGCTGCGTCATGTTGCCTGAGCCGTTTTTGCTGTTGTACTCAAAACTAACTGCGTGAAAATAAGAACTCGGTCCGGGGCCGTTTGTTGCAGTGCCTAACAAAAGAGTTGTCCCCATGCCTGAGCGAGCATTTGTTGAATGGTTCCAATCCGTTGTGCCGGTTGTTGTTTGCGCGCCGAACCCGCCAATTATTTGGTTTGACAGGTAAAGGTCTTTCCATCTTTGGTCTGTTTGTCCAATATCTTCTGTAGCATCAGACAAAGCACCTGTATTATCAACAGGAAGCACTCCACTGAACGCAAACCGAATACCTCCATGGCCAGAAGCGGAGGAATATATTGTTAAGTCGCCGTTGGTAGTACTAATACTACCGACTGTTGTGCCGTCTTTGCGGAACTGTGCAATATCGCCATCTGAGGTCAAGCGGTTGAATAGTCCAGAAGCATTGCCGTCCCTAGTGGCGTAGACGTAACCTGAGCTACCACTAATAGCCACACCAGTAGTTGATGCTGGTGTTGCAGTACTAGTACCAATCAAGACGGCGCCGCTATTGTTAATGCGGAGGCGTTCACCTCTGTCGGAGCCTGAAATAGTTCCTGTATAAAAAGCTAAGCCATAAGCTGCACCTGTTGCGCTTTCAGCAACAGAAGCAATTTCTCCGGTAATGCCGTCAGAGTAAGTGTTAGTGTACGAAGAGTCGCTTGTAATGAAACTTAGTGAGCCAGCCTTTTCACCTGTAACAAGACCGCTATCTGTGCCGCCAATAGTTAATACTGGGCTACTTCCTCCAGTAACTAGAGATGCTGGGCTGCTAGTGCCAATACCGACGGAGCCGCCTGAAGTGACGCGGAGGCGCTCACTTGATCCAGTCCAAAAAGCCATTGCGTCATCAGTGTGAGAATATCTCAACAACCCCGCATAACGACCTGTTCCAGTAGTAGCATCACCAAACTGAATGTCGCCCGTTGTTGTTGCGCCAATAGTTAAACCAGCGCCTGTGTCAGAAGCAGGGTCGCCAATCATTAAGTTACTGCCGTTACCACCGGCAGAAAACGGAGTGACACCAATACCGACTTGGGAGACTGAGTTGATGCGCATGGCTTCAGAGGTGCCAATTTGATTATAAAAAACAAAAGGCGCGGAATCTGAGCTATATAAAAAACTGTGTGTTGTTGAGCCTTGGCCTAAAGCTATTTGCCCGCCACCACCAGTAGACCCGTAGATGCTTAAAGTTTTATAATTAATTGAAGATTGTGGACTGCTAGTGCCGATACCAACATTCTCACTACTATCAATAGTGATGGCTATAGCGTCTGCGTTGTCATCAATACCGGGTGAGGTAAAGGAACCTGTGAACGTAGGATTAGCTATAGGAGCCTTAGCATCTAACTGCG